ATGGCGCCCCATGCTTGCCTCACTGCGCACAATTTCAGTCCGGGTTTCGGTCCCGCATTCGCTGGCGCTGGTGAGGGGGTGCCCGCGTCGTGTGAGGGGCGTGGCTACTTGCGCCGGCGGTGCAGGCTCTCGATGAGTTGGATGATCGCGGCCTGGTCTTCGGGGCTGAGCTGCGGCAACTGCTCTGCGATGTCCCTGGGGCGCTCGATGACGTAATGGCTGGAGTTCTCGGCGATGGTTCTGGCGAGCAGATTCGGCAGATCGTCGGGTGAGCGGACCGGGCGCAGCGCATCGCTCTGGGCGGCGTCGGAGAGTTTCGAGAAGAACTCGGTGTTGCCCATGTAGCCGGAGACCAGTCGACTCCAGTCCGTGCGCGGCATATGCAGGACGGAGATGTGTCCGTGGGTCACGGCGATCTCGCGGAAGGCGCCCATGGTCGCGCGCCACGGTTCGCCGCCGGCGATGACGCAGGTGGCGTTGTACTGGTACTTCTGCTGGCGCTGGCCCTCGCGCGAGGTGCTGACGTGCACGGACACCAGGGGCTGGTAGGCCACCAGGCATAGATCGGCGGCGCACAGGCACAGCACGAAAAACGCTTCGTGCTCGGAGCGCTGCATGCCCAGCAGCTGCTGCGCCGCCGCCTCGTCATCCAGCCGCAATACCAGGAACGGCGGCCCCAGCCCCGTATGCAGCCAACTGGCGGAAAGGCGCTCGATAAGGATGGCGGGCGTCAGGCGTTCCAGATCCGGGGTATTCCCTTGCCACAGTCGGTGGGCCGATCCGTTGCTGAGCAATACGCTCCGCGCCCACTCGCGCAAGCTGCGCCCGCGTAGCACGTGGTCGTGCAACCGCTGTGCTAGCGGGTTGTCAGGGGTCAGCTCGGAAGGTTGTCTGGACACTTGCAATCGTCCCGAATGTGGGGCAGTATGCTTGCACGCGCCCCGGATATGGGGCACACATAACGGCACATAACCATGGCGAAGCAGAGAAGCATACAGGCGCCCAAGAAAACTGCCCCAGAACGGGGGCGCATTTCCCTCCTGGTACCCGGTGACGTGCGCCGCCGCCTGATCGAGCTGGCGCAGCGCGAGCGCCGCACGCTGAACGGCCAGGTGGAAGTGATGCTGGTGCGGGCGCTGGAGGCGGAAGCCGCCTGATGGTTTGAGGGTGTCGCGATCGTTGCAGCGATCGCGCCTCTAGAAAGAAAGAGGCCCCGGACGGTTGCAGCCGTGCCGGGGCCGGGTGAGGAGCTCGGCAATTGGCATGCGGGAGTCCTCGCTGGGCAGTGTAGCCGCTGGCTGACTGCAGGCGAAGGGTAGCCGGGTTCCTCGATGGGTGTTTGTGACATCGCATCGAGGGTTCACAGATGGATGACGAGCTGTTCGGCTCGGTCGAGCAGGCCATTCACGACACGGTGGCCGGCTACGTCGACCCGGTGACGCGCCGCCGCGGCGCCACGGCGCTGGCGCCGAAGGTGGGCATGCTGCCCGCCACGTTGAGCAACAAGGCCAACCCCCTGCAGGACCATCAGTTGGCCCTGCTGGAATCCATTCCCGTGCAGCTGGTGGCGGACGACTACCGCATCCTGCACGCCTACAACGCCACGCTCGGGCACGTCGGCTACCGCCTGCCCGACAACGTGTCGCAGCTCAGCGACGTCGGGCTGCTTGACCAGTACGCCAACCTGCACGCCGAGCTGGGCCGCATGGCCGCCACTATCCGTTCCGCCCTGAGTGACGGATCGATCACTTCCGAGGAGGTTCGCCAGGTGCGCGCCGCGTTCGACGCGTCCGCGCGCGCCGGCCTGGGCCTTCTTGCCCGTTTGGAGGCGCTGGTCGATGACCGTTGAGCGCCAGTGCAGCCGCCGGCAGGCACTCCCCCCGCCTGCCGGGCTGGAACGCATCCGCGAAGCCCCCCTGTCTCGCGGTATGCCGCTGGCGCCGGCCGGCGTCGGCCAGTGCCTCCACTCACTGTTTCGCGACGAGCTGCTGGCTTGGCGCCAGCGGCGCGCCGACTCCCCTGCCAAGGAGGTGTCCCATGCATGAGCCCGCTGCCCGGGTCATGTTCCAGTTGGTGAACTGCCGTTACCCGGTCCCGCCGCCCTCGCGTCGCCGCCGCGTACTGGTGCGCGTGGGCGAGCGCCTGCGCTTTGCCACCGGCCTGCAGATGGACGTCCAGGCCGATCCGGCCGTGGGCGGCCACGAGCTGCGCATGGTGTGGTCGCACCGCGATGCCACGTTGGTGGCACTGACCGCCTACGAGCCGGTGACGCTGGGCCGGCAGCGCATCGTACTGCGCGCCATCGCCACGGTGGCCGGCCGGCCGGTGGCCGTAGTCGCCGAGGTCGAGCAACTCGGCCTTTGCCGCCCCGCGGTGATCGAGGTGGCGTCGTGACCGGCCACGTCTTCCTGCGGCACCTCGACAGCGATGACGGCGAGTTGGAGGTGACGGCGCTCCCGCGCGGCCCGATCGCCATCCATTCCGGCGGCTTCCAACTGATCCTGCAGGCCAATGAAGGGCGCGCCCTGGTCCTGGCTGGCATGCAGTGCATGCATGCCGATGATGACGCGGAGCCGTTTCATGTTGCCTTGCTGGCCGGGAACGCGCTCGAGGTCGATGCGACCCGGAAGTCCGTGGACCCGCGGCTCTGGATCAGCAGCGAAGCCGCCCATTTGTCGGTGCGCTACGGCACCGCGCGGGCACTGTTCGCCGCGATTTCCGAAGCCTGCAAATGGCTGCGCAAGCATGACCTGCATGCAGGGGAGGGCGGTCGATGCTGAATGCCATCACCCAGCGCCAGGTCTTCGATCGCTACCTGACCGAGGCCGAGGAGAAGCAATTGCTGGCGCACGTGCGCCGCTCCGCCGACATCCTGGCACGCCGTGATGCCGCCTGGATCGAGCTGCTGCGCCAGACCGGGCTGCGGATCACCAGCATGGCCAACGTCACCGTGGGCGACGCCCAGGCCGCGCTGCGTGGCAAGCACCTGGTGGTGCGGCCCGAGCATGCAAAGGGTGGCCGGGGCTATGAGGTGTTCCTCAACAGCCGCGCGCGCGAGAACCTGCGCACGCTGCTCAAGGTACGCGCCGCCATGGGCTACGGCCCGCACCCCGATGCCCCGCTGGTCATGAGCCGGAACCATCGCGGCATGAGCGTACGCAGCTACCAGTCGCGCATGGCCATGTGGTGCAACGAGGCCGGCCTGCAGGTAGCCGCCAGTCCGCACTGGCTGAGGCATACCTTGGCGAAGCGCGTAATGGCGCGCAGCGAGGCGCGCGATCCGCAGGGCATCGTGCAGGTGGCGCTGGGCCACCGCCACCGCGACAGCACCGTGATCTATACGCTGCCGGACCGCGAGGACATCGAGTCCGCCATGGAGCTGGCCCGGTGAACGCGGTAGCCCAGCCCGCCTCGCACAGCCCATGGCGCACCTGCCGCAAATGCGGCCGGATGAAGCGCGAGCATGACATGACCTCGCGCCGCACGCCGGTGGGCGGCCGCATCTTCCTGTGCCTGCGCTGCGCCACGCCGCGCAAGCCGGAGCGTCGCTGATGGCCCGCCCCGACCAGCCGGTGCCCTACCGCAGCTACCTGAAACCCGGCCAGGTGCTGCCGCCGCCAGTGATCCCGCCCGCCGTGGTGGCGCTGGCCGATCTGACTCCTGCCCGCAAGCGCGCGCTGTGGGACTGGATGCAGGCCCACGATCCGGAGACAGCCACCTACCTGCAGGGGCTGAAAGCCGATCCCGCGCTGGCCGAGCTGGAAGCCGCCTTTGGCGCCGTGCGGCCGGTGGTCAACCTGGACTACATCCGGAGGGCCATCGGATGACCCGCCGCACCGAAGAGCAGAAAGCCGCCCGCATCCGCGCCGAGATGATCGTGCTGCGCCGGCTGAGCACCAGCCGCATCGCCCGCATCACCACGACCTGCCCGCTCTGCCATGCCCCGCTGGAAGCCTTTGTCCTGAGCCGCGGCACCCGCGGCGAGGTCGAGCGCAGCCGCGGCCGCTGCAGCACTCCCGCCTGCCTGGAATGGACGTCATGACCCGCTATGCCGCCGACACCAGCGTGAGCAGCGACCGCTCGCGCGCCGAGATCGAGAACACCCTGCGCCGCTACGGCGCCGACCGCTTCGCCTATATGAGTGCCCGCGACCATGCGGTGATTGGCTTCGAAGCGAACGGCCGACGCATCCGCTTCGAACTCCCCATGCCGGATCCCGCATCCCGCGAGTTCACGCATACGCCAGAGAAGCGCATGCGTCGCAGCACTGGCCAGGCTGAGGCTGCCTGGGAGCAGGCTTGCCGCCAGCGTTGGCGCGCCCTGGCGCTATGCGTGAAGGCAAAGCTGGAGGCAGTCGCTGCCGGCATCACCACGTTCGAGGACGAGTTCCTGGCGCACATCGTGCTGCCCGACGGCACCACGGTCGCTGAGCGGGCCCTGCCGGCCGTCGCCGAGGCCTACGCCAGCGGACGCATGCCGCCCATGCTCGGTTTCGGAGGCTGATGCAATGAAAATCATCTGTTGCCTGTTGCTGCTGTTGGGCTCCATCTACCTGGTGGAGGCATTCTCCGCCTCGGGGCATGACGCCATCGCCACCAGCTATTGCTTCGTTGCCCTTGCATGCCTGCTGATGTTCGTGCTGGCCGTGGACCATGCAGTGTCCCGCTTGCCCGACGCGATCATCCGCCGTGCCATGCGCACGCCCTACACGCACCTGCAGGGCTATATGGAGCGCTTCTGGTTCATCCGCATCGGCCAGCGCGGCGGTGGCCAGAGCGGCTACTACCCGCTGATCGGCGCGCGCGTGCACCACATCCTTCGCAGCGACGATGACCGGCATTTCCACGACCACCCGTGGCCCTACCTGACGATCATCCTGCGCGGCGGCTACTGGGAAGTGCGGCCGATCTTCACGAACGGGCAGCCCACCGGCGAGCAGCGCGAATGGCATGGCCCGGGCCGCATCCTGCTGCGTCGCGCGGGCAGTTGGTACCGCCTCGAACTGCCCGCGGGAAAGACCGCGTGGACGCTGTTCTGCACCGGCCCGAAGGTGCAGCCGTGGGGCTTCCTGGTCGGCGACCGCAAGGTGTATTGGCGCGATTACCTGGGCGTGCCGGCCGGCGTGGGCGTGGAGGATTGAGCCATGCCCGAGATCCATGCCGGTGATCGCTTCGTGCGTACCTATCGTCGTCGCTTCAGTCGCTTCGAATGCCGCGCCATCCAGACGGATGCCTTCGATCCGCAGGGGGGGGGTAGCGCTATTCCGTTGGGAGGCCTCCGGCTTCGAGCGCCTGGTGCCGCTGTGCAAGCTGGACTGCTTCCTGAAAACCGCGCGGCTGGAGACCTGATGCCATGACTGCGCGCGTACAGCAGTTCAGCCTGTTCGGCGGCCAGCCGGGGCGCCCGCGCGAGGCGCGCTCGCCGCGCCCGTCCAAGGCCATGGGCTATGCCGCGCCGCCGGGCAGCGGACCCGCCGGCGAAACCTGCGGCACCTGCGCGCACTGCCGCCTGCGCACCATCCGCGGCGAACGCCGCGTCTACAAATGCCGGCTGCTGCAAGGCCGCTGGACTTTCGACCGAACTACCGACGTGCGCCTGCGCTCGCCGGCCTGCGCGAAATGGCAGGCCGGCGCGCCGCGCACCACCACGATCAAGGGGAATGCCGATGTCGATTGACTTTGAGGGGCTGTACCAGGATGGCGGCCGCATCGGGAAGCTGTTCTATCTCCCGGGCGCGCTGGTCGATTGCGAGGGCGTGCCCGATGCGTTGGAGGAGTTCTTCACGGACTGGGCGACGGAAGAGGGCGTCATCATTGCCTTCACGCCGTCGTGGCCGGACTATCGGCTCTTCGTCGAAGGCATCGTCAAGGATTGGCGCGAAGAACGCGAGGATGACCGCTGCGGTGCCGACCGGGCCTATCTCTACGAGATGGCGTACCTGTTTGCGCGACGGTCCCCGAAGCCATTCCTGGCCCAGGTCGATTTCCAGATCAAGAGCTACCACCGCGCGGACCCGAAAGGTGTCGGCCTGGGCAGCTTCAGCTCCGGCTGGGGCTACTACGGCATGCGCTGGATCCTCGGCGATTCCATCGATGACGTGATGCGGCACGCCTGCGCGATCGCCCGCGAGGAAACCGAGAAGGCCTGGCGCAATGCGTTGCCGAAGGAAAAGGCATGAGCGCGCCGAAAATGGATGTGCATGCACTCGATCGCGCTGAATTGCGGGCGTTTCGCGCACAGTTGCGCGACATCCATTCGCTTGGCGTTTCGATTGACCGTCTGCTCGCGCGTGATGCCGCCATTGTCGAGCTGATCGAAACCCTGGACTGCTGCGAGCGCTGGTTCGCTCGGCACGCTCCAACCGCCTCACTGATCACGGGCGACCATGCCGAGCATCCGATGTTGACCTGCATCCGCGCGGCTCTCGCCCATGTGGGCGGTGCCTCATGACCTTGCTTGCTTTCGCCTTCGGCCTCTTCATTGGCGGCGTCCTGGGCGCGTCCGTGCTGGCGATCCTCGCGCTCCGCGACATGGAGCGCTCCCGGTCATGACGACATCCAAGGCCTGCACCGCCTGCCGCTATCACCTGGCCGAGCCCTGCTGCGGCAGCGTGCTGCACCTCTGCACGGTCCGCCATGCGCTGGACTACGAGCCGGATCCCGACGAGACACCCTCCGAGACGGAAGAGCATGAAGCCAATTTCCTCGGCTGGGATTGCGACCGCGCGCGCCGGATGGGCGAGCTATGCGGCCCGGCCGGCAGCCTGTGGAAGGCGAAACCATGACGGTCTACGTCGACCCACTGCATGCCTGGGGCTGGCGACTGCGCGGCCGCGAGACGCCGAGCTGCCACATGTTTACCGACACCCCCGAACTGGACGAGCTGCATGTGCTGGCGGCGCGCATCGGCATGAAACGTACCTGGTTCCAGCCGCATCGATTGGCGCCGCACTACGACCTGACCCCAAGCCGCCGGGCCGCGGCTGTCGCTGCCGGTGCCGTCGAGGTTGATCGGCGCCGTGCCGTGGAGATCTGGCGCGGACGTCTCACGCGCATCGGCGCCGAGCAATACCGAGTGTGGCCCGATGGCCATGTGCGCAAAGGAGTCCCGGAATGACCAAGATCACCCATCGATTCCCCAACCTGGTCTGGGCGATCAAGGTCGCCATCCTGAACGATTGGCCCGTTCGGGACTTCACGCAATGGACGCAGGATTACCTGCAGCACGGCGATCGATGCTCCGTTCAGATCGGTGCATTCACGGACGCCATTGCCTGTCGCCTGGGTGTATCGAAAGCGTGCGCGCGCCGCTGGCTGCATGCCGCCGAAAAAGCCGGCCTGGTGCTGTCGAACCCGTGCCGCGGCGGCTGTACGCGCTGGTGGCTCGTCGGATTCGCCGACTACCTGCTGCAACACATGAAGCGCCCCCAGCGTTGCCGCGTCTGCGGCTGCACCAATGAACAAGCCTGCCCGGGCGGATGCTACTGGATCGAATGCGACCTGTGCAGCGCTTGCGCTGGCTCGGAGCTGCCGTTTTGAACGCCCGCCACGGCAAGCGTATTCGCCGCGGCTCGCTGCCCGAGCGACTGGAATAGATCCCCCGGCGAGGGCGGCGCACGCAGGACGGCCCGCGCGTGGTCGACCGCCCATCCGCGCATCTTCACCCTGCAAAACGTGGCGGAACATGGCATCCATTCGAGAACTGAAGCAGCGGATCGACCTGCACGACCTGGCTGCCAAGCTGGGCCTGGATCGGCCCGGTGGCGAGCGCGGCAACTACAAGAGCCCGCACCACAAGGACAAGAACCCCAGCCTGTCGATCTTCGACGACGGCAAGGCCTGGAAGGATTTCAGCCATGACGCCGGCGGCGACTGCATCAGCCTGGTGCAGTACGTGGAGAACATTGCCGACGTGCCCACCGCCATGCGGCGCCTGCACGAGCTGTTCGGCATTCCCTTCGACAAGCCGGACGACCCGCAGCCGCGCCGCGAGCGCACCCGCGAGGAGTTCCTGGCCGACGCCTGCCGCCCGGAGGCGGCCAAGGCCATCGACTACCTACGCAGCCGCGGCGTGAGCCAGCAGACGGCGGAGTGGGCCATTGCCCGCGGCGCCGTAGGCTTCAACACCTGGACCAGCGACAAGGTGCCGGCCGGCACGATGGGCCACGGCGGCCCGGCGGTGGCCTTCATCTGCCGCGACTACCTGCACCACCAGGTGCGCGCGGTGGACTTCCGCTACCTGGATCCGTCCCTCAACGGCGACATGAAGACCAAGAGCCTGGGCCAGAAAGACGGCCAGCCCTGGTTCGTGGACCGCGGGCACATCCACCGGGCGCGGCGCATCTATCTGTTCGAGAGCGCCATCAACGCGTTGTGCGCCGAGGCCTGCGGGCTGCACGGCGCCGCCGCCATCGCCATCCGCGGCACCGGCAATGCGGCGAACATCGACTGGCGTTTCCTCGCCGGCAAGCAGGTGGTGATCTGCATGGACGCGGACCTGCCGAACGACAAGGGCGAGCGCCCGGGCGACAAGGCCGCGTGGCAGCTCTACGACCAGCTCACCGCGCTGAACATCGGCGCGCTGATGGTGGACCACAAGGAATGGTACGAGCTGGGCCTGAACGATGCGGCGGACATCGCCGAGAAGCGCGGCCTGGACCACTTGCGCAGCATGCTGGAGACGCTGGAGCCCTGGGCCATCCCCGGCATGCCCGGCGCGGACATGCCGAACGGCCGCAACCGCCTGTACCTGCCGGCCCACGACTTCGGCGTGTACTGGCGCTTCCGCGTGAAGCCCGACTTCACCAGCTTCGTCAGCAAGCTGGAGAAGAACGAGGACGGCGGCGCCGACGTGCCCACGTTCGAGGACCTGTGCGGCTTCCGCGTGGCGGCGCTGAGCCGCGTCACCATCCAGAGCTACACCGCCACCATGACCGGCGAAGAGGACGCCGAGCCCAACGTGGTGTTCGCGGTGAGCGTGCAGACCGCGCGGCACGGTGCGCGCCTGGTGCGCCGGGTGTTCGGCGACGAGAAGCTGCACAACATCGAGCACTGGAAGAAGCTGGGCCCGGTGTTCAACCAGAGCCGCTTCCTGCGCATGATCACTGTGCTGGAACGCGGCGCCGAGCTGGGCGCGCGCGACGCGATGAACTTCGTGGGCCTGGCCTGGCGCAACGGCCGCCCCACGGTGAACGAGGGGCCGGACTGCTACTTCACCGAGCCGGAGAAGCAATGCCCCTATGCCCGGCTCAGCTTCCCGCGCGGGCCGGTGGACGACGCGCGCCGCGTGATCGAGGCCTACCAGGGCACCTTCCGCGACAACGCCGCCGCGCAGTTGCTCACCTGGGCGCTGGGCGGCCACCTGAAGGCCTTCCTTGGCTACTGGCCGCACATGATCGTGCAGGCCAAGAAGGGCAGCGGCAAGAGCACCCTGATCAAGCGCCTGGAGCGCACCGTGGGCATGACCATGTTCGGTGGCCAGAGCCTGCAGACCGAGTTCCGCCTGCTCACCAGCGTGTGCCACACCAGCCACCCGATCGGCTGGGAAGAGATCTCCGCCCGGCGGCAGGACGTGATCAACATCGCCGTGGCGATGCTGCAGGAGAGCTACCAGTACACCATGACGCGCCGCGGCGCGGACCTCACCGAGTTCCTGATGTCGGCGCCGGTGCTGCTGGCCGGAGAGGATGTGCCGGTGCGCAGCCTGACCGGCAAGGTGGTACGCGCCGACCTGTCCGGCCGCAAGGGCCCGAAGATGCCGGAAAGCCTGCCGCGCTTCCCCGTGCACGGCTGGCTGCAGTTCCTGTCCGGCCTGACCCGCGACCAGGTGCAGTTGCGCCTGACCGAGTGGGAGCAATGGTGCTGGGACGGCTGCCGCGCGCGGCAGGGTGACGAAGGTGCCAGCCGCATGGTGGCGAACTACGCCGCCCTGGCGCTGAGCTGGAGCCTGCTGTGCGAGTTCGCCGGCCTGGCGCGCGAGGCCGGCGGCTTCCTGCGCGACCTGCGCGCCGAGATGAACGCCCACATCGCTCAGACCAGCGGCGACCGGGAGCCGTGGGTGTGGATCCTGGAGACGGCCTTCAGCGAGATCGAGGCGCACCAGTTCCTGCACCCCTACGACTTCGACCTGATCGGCGAGGAAGAGGTGCTGATCCTTCGCCCGCAGCACGTGATGGACCACATCAGCACCACCAACCGGCTGCGCGAACAGTGGAACGGCCTGCCGGTGAAGAGCGGCCGCGTGTTCAAGCGGCAGTTGGACGACGCCGGCGTGATCGTGAAGGACGAACTGGACCGACGCATCGGCCAGCGCCGCCACGCCCACCTCACCGCGCTCAGCCTGCGCAAGCTGGCCGAGTACGGCCTGTACGTATCCAAACCCGACGCCGCCAGCTCCTCCCTGCCGTGGGAACGGGGCGGCGCCAGCCACGACGACTGAAAAGGAGACGATCATGCTCACACTGCAAACCCACCCCGATGGGCGCCTGGACATCCACTTCGATCCGAAGGGAGCCGGCGCGGACACCGCCACCCACGTCACCATCAGCGCCGCGCCGCCGCGACTGGAATGGAGCCCGACGCTCTGCGACGGCAAACAGGTCGACCAGGAAGAGGCCCGAAAGGCATGCGCCGCGCTCGGACCCGGCTGGGATCTGCCGGAGCGGATGGAGTTGGAATCTATCCTCGACCTGAAGCGCCATGACCCTGCCGTCGACACGTCGCGCTTCCCCGACACCAAGAGCACCTACTACTGGACCAAGACGGACTGCGCGTGGTCTTCGGACGGCGCGTGGGTCGTCGGCTTCGACCTCGGCCACGCCAGCCACGCCCACCGCGACTACGAGGCTTGCGTCCGGGCGGTTCGGCGCGTGCCCGCCGGTCAGTAACTTTGCCTTTTTGCCCTTTCTTTCAGGAGATCACCATGAATCGATTCATCGACAACGGCGACGGCACCGAGACCGACAGCGTCACGGGCCTCATCTGGACCAAGGCGACCGTCGCCAAGGATGTCACGCACAAACAGGCCGCTGCCGCCGTCAAGAAGCTGAGTGTGGCCGGCCATAAGGACTGGGACCTACCGACCGTGGAGGAGCTGTTCCCGCTTGCCGATCGCTCGCGCAAGCTGCCGGCGATCGACACCGACGCCTTTCTCGACACCGAGAGCGACCTGTACTGGACCAAGACCGACAGTGCGTGGTCTTCGGGCCACGCGTGGGTCGTCGGCTTCTACTACGGCCTCGCCAGCCACTACCACCGCGACGACAAGGCTTGCGTCCGGGCGGTTCGGCGCGTGCCCGCCGGTCAGTAACTCGGCCTTTCTGATCTGATCATGTCGAATCCTCTGCCGCCCATCGCCACGGTCGCCATGCGCCTGCTCCTTGACATCGAGCGGGCGGTGCGCGGCTTCTCGCGATACGACAAGTCCACCCTGGGCGTGGATCTGCGCAAGCAGGCCATGACCGTGGTGCGCGTGTGCCATCGCGCGTGGCGGGACCGGGCAAGCCAGGCGTATTGGATCGAGCAGCTCGTCTGGGAGATCGACGAGGTCAAGCTCAGCCTGCAGTTGGGCAGCCAGTTGCGCGCCTTCGCCAGCTTCCGGCAGTTCGAGGCGCTCATCCGGGTGGCAGAGGAGCTGGGCCGCCAGGCCGGCGGCTGGAAGCGTAAGCAAGTCCCCCAGGGCCAGAATCCGGCACTCGATGCGGCGCCGGAGCGTGCCCAGATACTGAGTACCCGTGACGCCTCTGCCTGCGTAGGGGCCAAATCATGACGAGGGCGCGCTACTCCACATCGAGCTGTTCGCCGGGATCGCAAGTTCACGGGGATGCGTGGTCTTCGGACAACGCGTGGGTCGTCAGCTTCAACAACGGCAACGCCAACAACTACCACCGCGACAACAAGGCTTGCGTCCGGGCGGTTCGGCGCGTGCCCGCCGGTGAGTATCAGGGGACAGGCGCCGAGGACGTGTCCTTGCGCGCCTTGCATGACGCCTGGCGCGCTGCGCGCCGGGGAAAGAAGCCGAGCACCGACCAGCTGGCGCTCGACGCACGCTGGGCGGACCACCTGCTGCATCTGCAGCGCGAATTGCAACGTGGCACTTGGAAGCCTCGCCCCAGCACCTGCTTCGTAGCCAACGGAGCCAAGGCGCGGGAGATCCATGCGCCGGCCGCCATCGACCGTATCGTGCATCACTGGGCAGTGCCGAAGCTCGAGGTGATCTGGGAGCCGCGCTTCATCTCGGACAGCTACGCCAACCGCAAGGGCAAAGGCAGCCATGCCGCCGTGCGCCAGGTGCAGCGGTTCGCGCGTCAGGTGCAGAGCGGCCAGGGCGGCGGCTACTTCCTGCAGCTCGACATCCGCAACTTCTTCAACTCGATCCACCGGCCCACGCTATGGGCCATCCTGAAGTCCGTCATGCAGCGGCACGACGTACCAGCGGTCGTACAGCACGCCATCCATGCGCTGCTGCGCCGGCCGCCACTGAGCGCGGGTGTGCGCTACTTCGGCCGCCCCGAGGACTTTGCGCTGGTGCCACCGCACAAGCGGCTGGCGAACGCGGCGCCAGGCTGCGGTCTGCCGATTGGCAACCTCAGCTCGCAGTTGTTCGCCAACATCTATCTGGACCGCCTGGACCAGTTCGTGAAGCACGTGCTGAAAGCACGGCGCTACGTCCGCTACGTCGACGACTTCGTCCTGGTCCATCACGACAAGGCCGTATTGGGGGACTGGAAGCGGCAGATCGAGGTGTTCCTTGCGCGTGAGCTGCGCCTGCAACTCAAGGACGAAGGAGTACTCAGGCCGCTCACGGACGGCATCGACTTCCTGGGCTACGTAATCCGGCCCACCCACACGCTGGTGCGCCGTCGCGTCGTCGCACACGCCCGCGCCGCACTGGCGGCCTGGGAGCGCCGGCACGTCGCGGCAGGCGCCTTTCACGTGACACCGGAGGATCTGCATCAGGTGCAATCCATCGCCGCCAGCTATGCCGGCCATTTCCGGCATGCCAACAGCTTCCGACTGCGGCAATCCCTCCACCGCCGCTTCCCGTGGCTGCATGCCGCCACGAGGCGCCGCCGATTCCATTACACATCAATGCATCGACACATCTCAATTGGATTAGCCATAAAGAAAGGGAATACGTGACCCGCCATAAAGCGCGCCCGAAGAGGCAATACCCCAAGCCGCCGCCGGCGCCGAAGCCGCGCCCGGCGCGCGGCGGCCTGGAGGACCTGGTCACCGACCATGCGCTGGTGCGCTACCTGCAGCGCGTGGTCGGCATGAATATCGACGACCTGCGCCGGCAACTGGTCAGCGACGGCCGCGCCACGGTGATCCGGCAGATCGAGTGCGGCCGGTTGCGCCTGAGCGACGGCCTGGTGCTGGTGGTGAAGGGCGGCAAGGTGGTGACGGTTCTAGCTGGCGATGACTGAGTGTCGTGGTCATGCCTTCCCCTTGACCGCGAGCCCCGTGCCACACACGGTCCCGCAGCATGGGAAAGCTGCGGCCGCGCCTCGATGAAGTCCGTTTCCACTGCCTCGACTGCGACTACCGCTTCGTGGCTGCGCCGGCGCGCGTGGATGATGCGCCGGAAGACGAGTGGCACCCCTGGCGCTATTTCGCCGAATGCCCGGCCTGCGGCCGCGAGGCGCAGCAGGCGCGGAACGAGCGCGCCCTGCTGAAGGCCTGGGCCCGGGCCACCGGCCCGCGCACGCCGGAGGGCCTGGCCGCCGCGGCGAAGAACCTGGAAGGCCACCCCACGCCGGAAGAGGCGCGCCGCACGCGCTTCAACGCGCTGAAGCATGGACTGACCGCGCGCACGGCCACCTACTGGCCGGCGCGGCCCGGGCGCTACCCGGACTGCGACGGCTGCGAATACTTTGCCGACTGCTTCGGCGCCACCGCCTGCCAGAAGCGGGTGGACCTGTATTTCCAGCACCACCTGGCCTTCGAGCTGGGCGACCCGAAGCTGCTGAACGAGCAGAACGCCGACCTGCAGGCGAACCTGCGGGCGATCATCAACCTGATGATCCTGGACGTGATCAAGGACGGCGCCACCGCCCGGGCGCCGGCCTGGTACTACGACAAGGACGGCGGCTTCCACCTGGCGCAGTACATGGACGAGTCCGGCAACCCGCAGACCATCACCGAGCTGCGCGAGCACCCGATGCTGAAGCGCATCGGCGAGTGGGTGGCGCGCATCGGCCTGTCCCTGTCCGACATGGGCATGACGCCGAAGGCGCGCGAGGACAGCGAGGAGGTGGCCGGCTACCTGGCCGGGCAGAAGCAGCGGCAGGAGAACCTGCTGGAGCACCAGTCGCGCCAGACCGCCGCACTGGAGGGACTGGCCGCGCTGATCGAGCGCAGCCGCCGCAACGCCGAGCGCGACCCGGTGCTGATCGAGCACCAGCAGCAGGGCGGCACCGATGCTTGAACTGCGACCTTGCACCCTCAAGGATGCCGCCGCTTTCGTGGCGCAGCACCACCGGCACCATGCGCCGCCCCATGGCGCCCGGTTTGCCATCGCCTGCATGGCCGCCGGCGAGATGGTGGGCGTCGTCATCGTGGGCCGACCGGTGGCGCGTGCGCTGGACGACGGCACTACCGCGGAGGCCGTGCGGGTCTGCACCTCGGCCGCGGCACCGCTGGGAACCTGCAGCAAACTGCTGCGCGCGGCATGGCGCGCCTGGTCGGCCATGGGCGGCCGTCGGCTGGTGACCTATACGCTGGCCACGGAGAGCGGTGCCAGCTTGCGCGGCGCCGGCTTCATCCTGGATCGTGTAGTGCCGGCGAAGACGTGGGACTGCCCCTCGCGTCGGCGGCAGCGCCGTGCGATCGACGTCGAGCCGAAGGCGCGGTGGATGGTGTGCCGTGCCTGAGCGCATCTCCCGCGCCGAGCGCTACCGCCTGCAGAGCGTGGCCGAGCGGGAGGTGATGCGCTACGCCGGCGACCATGCGCTGTGGCACAAGCACGTGCACAACGTGGAGCTGGACCCGATGCAGGTGCTGAAGTGCATCGAGATGGACCGGCACCCGAACACCGTCGACTTCAGTTGCCGGCGCACGGGCAAGACGGCGGTGAAGGAGATGTACAACCTGGAGAAGCTGGCGACGAAGCCGGACCAGGAACTGGGCATCGTGGCGCCGCGCGAGGCGCAGAGCCTGGTGAACCTGAATTATCACCTCGAGGCGATCCGCCGCAGCCCGATCCTCACCGCCTGGCTGAACATGCGCAGCGGCCGGCAGCAGATGGCCGACACCTACTTCCAGTTCGCCAACCGTTCGCTGGCCCGGGCCTACGGCATCATGGCCAACGTGGACGGCGGCGACCTGACCATGGCCAGCCTGGAAGAGGTGGACGACATGCCGCGGGACCGGCTGTACGGCCGCTTCCTGCTGATGATGGGCTCCACTCGGCGCATGGGTGCCAGCAGCGACAGCGAGAACACGCCGGAGATCCGCATCACCGGCGTGTTCAAGGGCGCGGACACGCTGGCGGAGATGATCGCCGGCGGCCAGTACACGGTGCTGCCCACGGTGGACGTGCACCTGGGCATCGAGCTGGGCATCCTCAATGCCGCGTTCATGGAGCAGATGCGGGCGGAACTGGACCCGGACGAGTACATCCGCCAGTTGCTGTGCCGGAACATCGCCAGTCGCAACCTGATCTGGCAGAGCAAGGTGCGCGAGGCGATCCAGCTCGGCCTGCGCGCCGGCCTGGAGCAGGCCGAGCCGATGCCGGGCGCGCGCTACCCGCGCCGAGGGCTGATCAGCTTCGGCTACGACGCGGCCGGCCACGGCGAGAACCCGGCCGCCTCGAAGCACGCCTTCGTGGTGGCGGAGCAGATCGGCAACTTCATCTTCATCCCGTTCGTGAAGTTCTGGCCGGCCGGCACCGGCGAGCCGGAGGTGCAGCGCGACCTGGTGGCGTTCTGGCGCTACTTCCGGCCGGACTATGCCATCGGCGACGCCTTCGGTGTGGGCATGCTCACGGCGCTGAACGACGAGCTGTTCCGCGAGGGCCTGACCGACATCGACCGCCGCGCGATCGGCGACGGCGAGAGCACGGCCAGCACTTGGACGGAATGGGCCTTCAGCCCGATGCGCTTTGAGGGCATGACCAAGCACCAGATGGCCACCGCGCTGCGCAGCGTGTTCCACGGCGGCCATGCCGTGCTGCCGTACTTCGACGACCAGGACATGCGCGACCCGGCCACCCTGGACCTGCGCGCGCTGGCGCGGCAGTTGCCGAACATCGTGGCCAAGCCCACCAAGACCAGCTACGCCAGCTACAAGATGGCGAACGGCAAGCTGGGCGACGACGGCTTCGACGCGGCCATGGCCGCGGTATGGGGCCTGGCCACGCGCGGCACGTCGCACGCGCCCACCGTCATCCTCACCACCACCCGCACGCGCGAGCAGTTGCTCGAACGCGCCGCCTAGGAGTACGCCATGGGCATCCTCGACACGCTCTTCCGCCGCCGGCCCGTGCCGGCCGCCGCCGCGCCCGAGCGCACGCTGCCCGGCGAACGGCCGGCCGGCGCCGGCGCCCGCGGCAGCACCGTGGTGCCGGACGACGCGCTGAAGCGCATGTACCGCCAGTTCTGGGTGGACGTGGACCTGCGCAGCACCATCCTCGACATCCGCCGCATGGACGCGCTGGACGGCCGGGTGAAGTCCATCCACCGCCGCACCAGCCGCGCCGCGGCGAAGGGTGGCATCAAGCTGTCAGCGCCTGGCGCGCCGCGCTGGTTGCAGGCCGAGTTTGGTGCCTTCATCCGCTCGCTGCACCTGGACCGCCGCGACAAGCTGGAGAGCGACCTGCGTGGGCTGATGATGGAGGGCAACCTGTGCATGCAGTGGGTGCCGAACGCCGATGAGTCCGGCGTGGCGGCCGGCGTGCGCATGCCGGCGGAGACCATCGTGCCGCAGGTGAACGAGACGGGCATGTTCGCCGATCCGCGCCAGGCCTACGTGCAGCGCGACATCTACGGCGCCCGGGACATGGCCACCTTCGCGCTGTGGCAGATGACCGTGGCGCGGCTGGACCCGCGTAACTACGACGACTTCGGCAGCCTGGGCCGCCCCTACCTGGACGCCACCCGCGCGGTATGGCTGAAGCTGACCGGCACCGAGGAGGACCTGGTGATCCGCCGGCGCATGCGCGCGCCGCTGCGCATGTCGCACGTGCTGGAAGGGGCCAGCCCGGAGGATCTGGACGATTACCGCGCCGGCGTGGAGCGCGACCAGGCCGCCGGCAACTTCCGCGACTACTACCTCAACAAGAAGGGCGCGGTGAGCGCGGTGCAGGGCGACGCCAACCTGGACCAGATTGCCGACGTGGACCTGCTGCTGGACACGTTCTTCGCCGGCGCGCCGGCGCCGAAGGGCCTGTTCGGCTACGTGAAGGACCTGAGCCGCGACGTGCTGGAGGACCTGAAGGCGGACTATTTCGACGAGATCGACGCCATGCAGGACAACACCGCGTGGACGTACCAGGAGGGATTCAAGCTGCACCTGCTGCTGCGCGGCCGCAACCCGGATGCGTGGGACTGGAAAGTGGCCTTCGCCGAGCGCCGTACCGACACGCCGAACCAGCGCGCCGACCTGGCGCTGAAATACCAGGCGCTGGGCCTGCCGCGCACCGTGGTCTGGGATGCCACCGGCGTCGACGTCGCCGCCGCCGAGCTGGCGGCGACGAAGGAGAAAGCCGAGACGGATCCGTACCCCGTCGGCGACGACGGCGGCGCGCCCGCGGGCGACGATCCGGCCCGGCCGGCCGCGCGCCCGCGCGTCAGCGTCACCCCCGGCAATGCGCCGAAGGGCGAGAGCGCCACCACCATCAGCACCCGGTCCTGATGCCCAGCGGCACCGCCCAGCGCGAAGCGATCGCCCGCGCCACCCAGGCCGCGCGCCAGCAGCAACTGGCGTGGCGCGAGGCGCAGGCCCGCGCCGTGCAGGACCTGCTGGGGAAAATCGCCGGCGCCATCCAGCAGGAGCTGATGCGCCTGCAGGACGGTGGCGGCGATGTGCGGCCGGAGCAGATCCCGGCGCTGCGTGATTTCGTGACCGGGCAGTCCAACGACCTGTTCGACGCGTACCGTCAGATCGTGATGCGTGCGCTGCCGGAGAGCGCCCGCATCGGAGCGCAGATGCTGGCCCATACCGGGTCCGGGATCAGCACGGACGCCATGGTCACCCAGGTGATGGCGTGGCTGACCAGCTTTCGCGCCGCCGATGGCCTGCAGTTGTCCGACCGCCTGTGGCGCATTCCGCGCAACGCCGCCACCGAACTGGACCTGCGCCTGCAGAACCTGATCGTGCGCGGGCAGAGCAGCTACCAGGCGGCACTGGAATACATCAACCAGGGCAAGCCTGTGCCCACCGCCCTGGCCGACGCCATGGCGCAGCGCCGCTCGATGGCCCTGGCCGTACAGGCCAAGCGCCTGCTGGCCGACCCGCACGGCGACGTGCTGTACGCGGCGCAGCGCGTGCTGCGCACGGAAAGCAATCGCGCCTACACCGAGAGCTACGTGTCCAGCGTCGCCCAGCATCCGGACGTGATCGGCATGAAGTTCATGCTGAGCCCCAACCACCCGCGCACCGACATCTGCGACCTGTATGCCCGCGCCAACCTGCATGGCCTGGGCCCGGGCGTGTACCCGCCCGGCAACACGCCGTACCCGGCGCACCCCAACACGCTGAGCCTGCTGCAGCCCGTGTTCAAGGACGAGGTGACCGATGCGCATCGCGCCGGCCAGCAGACCGCGTTCGACTGGCTGCGCCGGCAGCCGGCGGCGGACCAGGACAGCATCCTGGGCAAGAGCAAGGCCATCGCCTTCCGCGCCGGCATGCTGCAGGACGACGAGTTGCGCGCGCCGTGGCACCAGGTGGCCGCTCGGCTGGGCGTGCAGCCCTGACGCGCACGCCTTCCCATGGATCGGTGCCGCCGATCGGCACAGCATGCGATCGCTGCATCACTCCTCGGTGGATATGCCAGGTAAGGCCGGCCGGCGGGGCCGCGGTGACTGGCATGCAGCGCTGAATCCCCCGCGCCTCGTTTCCCCTTGACTCCCCGCGCCGACCCGCACACGGTCGGCGCCGGCAGCGGGAGTGCCCGGCGTCGCCCTTGCAGGGGCGACGCCGGGCCATTTGGAGACGGCAATGCGCAAGCATGTACTGGCGGCGATGGTGAGCCTGGTGGCGATGGGAGCGGCTTCTGCGCCGCGGCACTTCCTACTGGACAGCGCCGCCCCGCCCGAGGGCGCCCGCCGCTTCATGTGCTCGCTGGACGGTGTGAAGCTCGCCGACGGCGACGCGCCGCGCACCGAGGTGACGCTGCTGCGCACCGGCACCTTCCACGACCCGCGCTACGGCACCTTCGACATCACGCGCGACATGCTGCTGAGCATGGTGCGCAACTTCGACGCCGGCACCTATGGCCAGGACATCCTGCTGGATGTGTCCCACGAGCCGCACAAGGGGGCGGCGGCGAAGATCCTTGGCCTGAAGCTGGATGGCAACCGCCTGCGGGCCTCGGTGGAGTTCACCCCCTACGGCGTGGACGCGGTGAAGAACCGCGGCATGCGCTACCTCAGCGCCGAGTTCGTGGACGACTTCGTCGACAACGAACAGCACACCTCCCACGGCCCGACGCTTCTCGGCGGGGCCGTCTGCACGCGCCCGGTGATCAAGCGGATGGACCCCATCACGCTGGCTGAAGGCGATGTGAAAACCCCGGTGTTCTTGCACCCGGAACTGATCCGACAACTGTCCGAACCCCTGGAGCAGACCACCATGAAATGGCTCACCGAACTGAAGCGCCGCCTGGCACAGCGCAAGCTGTCCGAGGCCCACACCACCTCCATCGTCACCGCCTACGAGGCCGCGGCGAAGAACCTGGGCGAGGACGACAAGGCCCACGAAGCGCTGGTCGAGCAGTTCGACGGCATCGGCAAGCAGCTGGCCGACGCCGGCGCCACCGGCGAGATCAAACTGGCCGTGAACGTGCCCGGCGCGGGCAAGATGCTGAGCGAGGACGACGTGGCGCGCCTGCTGGACGAGCGCATGCAGAAGCGCGCCGACGACGCCCGCAAGGCGGAAGAGACCAGGGCCGCCAGGGTGAAGCTGTTCGGCGACACCCTTGCCGCGGCCAAGGGCCTCTCCGAGGACACCCGCAAGCAGCTCGGCGAGAACGTCGAGGGCCTGATCACCGGCGACATGACCGATGCCCAGGTGAAGGCGCTGGCGGAGAACCAGATCGCGCTGGGCAACAAGCTGGAGAACGCCCGCAAGCTGGCGGACATGGGCTATCCGGGCCGCAAGGGCAGCACCTTCATCACGGTGGACGAAGGCAACGCCATCAAGAAGCTGGCGGCCGACATCACCACCGGCCTGAAGCAGACGTCGGCCGCGCACCAGGGCAAGCTGCGTTTCGTCGAGGACGACAAGCAGAGCCCGTTCGTGCGCGCCCTGCTGGCCGAGTTCGACGGGCAGCATGCCGAGCGACTGCACCGCGAGGCGAAGATGCTGGCCGGTGGACCGGTGGACACCGGCGACACCCAATTGCCGGCCAGCGTGCAGCGCGCGGTGATCGAGCAGGTCTACACCCGACTGGAGATCCTGTCGCTGGTGAACGCCACGGTGGACCCCACCACCGGCATCACGCACTCCATCCCCTACGAGACCCGCGATACCTCGGCGGTGCGCAACGGCGGCATCGTCTACGAGGGCCAGCCGATCCACCGCGCCGGCGTGGCCCAGGCGATGGACTATGCCTACATCGAGCCGCGCAAGCTGGCGATGGAACTGACCAACGAGGTCGCGTTCTTCAGCCGCAACAACGCCAGCATCAACTGGGATGCCTGGGGCCGCAACATTGCCAGCAATGCCCAGGTGATGCGCGAGCTGGTGCAGGCCGCCATCGCCAACCGCATGCTGCGCGACTCGGACAGCTACGGTGCGGTGGATGTGGCCAACGAGGCCGCCACGGCCTACGCCGGCGCGGACAACGCCTACAAGACCGCCAGTTTCCCGGTGGTGCGCCCCTATCAGGCGCGCGACCTGAAGGGCAACGCGGTGGGCGCGGCGCAGCAGCCGGTGACGGTGAAGGACGGCGCCACGGTGCTGGCGGAGTTCGACGGCAGTGGCGAGCAGGCGGCCGGCAAGTATTACCGCTGGCTCAGCTACAACCTGGGCCTGTACCAGGTTGTGGACCAGACGGGCGCGCCGACGGCGCCGGCCGGCGCCGTCACCATCAGCTACAGCTCCAGCACCAATGTGCTGAAGGTGGACACCGACGTGCCCAACGGCAGCACCTACGAGAAGCAGATGAACAAGCTGCTGCAGGCCGTGGGTGCGCGCAAGGCGGTGATGAGCCAGGAGCGCTACGTGAAGCCGGATTTCTTCCTGGCCAGCGATGTGCTCACCAACATGATCACCGACGCGGAGCAGTTCACCAGCGCGAACAGCCGCGCGGATGCCAGCATCGACGGCCAGGGCAACCTGCAGCCGGTGAAGGGCATCCCGGGTTGGGCGACCGACGCCCCCGGCATCGACCTGGGCGACGAGCGCATGCTGATCGGCCAGCGCGCCAACTTCTGGTACACGATCGCCAAGGCGTTCCAGACCGGCGTGCCGTTCGAGCTGTTCGACGGCGAGGGTCGCGCGCTCGGCAAGCGCGGCGCCTACGGCGAGGAGTACAGCTCGCTGCTGATCCCGCCGCCGCTGCGCAGCCGCTTCACCAGCGTGCTGGCGTACAGCTTCACCAACGCCCGCTGACCCTGACCGGCGCGGGGCGGCCCCGGCCGCCCCGCTGTCGCGCCCCATCCTCGAGGTGATCCATGAGCAAGGTTCCCGTCCATAACCCCGGCCGCCACCACATGCACGTGGGTGGCACCGTCATTCCGCCCGGCGACACGCGCATGGTCGCCGCGCACCTGGTGCCGGCGTCGAGGACGCCCGCGGCGCCGGTCGCCGACAAGCCGCCGCCGTCGCCGCTGGACGAGCTGCTGGCCGGCAAAGCGGCGGATGCCATCGCTGCGCTGCTCGACCTGTCCGATGAGGACCTGGCCGCGCTGTATGCCGCAGAGGCCGCCAAGCCCAAGCCGCGCAGCACCGTGCTGGAAGCCGTCGCTGCCGAGCAGCTCAACCGCCAGAAGGAGGGCGGCGAGGGCGAGGGCAATACCGGCGACGGCGAGGGCAATACCAGTGCCGGCGCCGGCACGGAGACGAAGGCCTGACCATGGCGCTGTCGCTTGCCGACGTGCTGCCCGACTACAAGGCCGCGTTGCACGACGCGGCCTCGGTGTTCAAGGGCACGCAGGCCGACCCGGATGCCGACTTCAAGCGGCACCTGCAGACGGCCGCGCGCGCCCTGGGCCGCGACGGCAAGCGCAGCGCCACCCAGCTCGGCACCCTGACCCTGCTGGCCGGCCAGGCGACCTACACCGACGTGCCAGCTGACCTGGTGGCGCCCAAGGTGAGCGACTGGGGCGTCGGCGAGCAACCGGCATGGATGATCCCGCCGGGCGCGCTTCCGGTGATGCGGCTGGCCACGCAGGACGGCGCGCCCGTGCTGGTGTTGCGTCCAGCGCCGTCGGCGGCGCAGATCGCCGCTTTCGGCGCCGCCTACCGCTACTACTACCTGGCCGCGCCGGTGCTGGATGCTGACGCGAGCACCGTGGCCGACGCCGACCGCGACCTGCTGGTGCTGCGCGCCATGGTGGAGGCCGCGCGCGAGCTGGTGAACCGCAACCTGCACAAGCCCGTGGCGATGCAGCCGGGCAGTGGCAGCTACCCCAGCAACCAGACGCCGGCCGGCTGGTACCAGATGCTGCTGGACGAATACCGGAAGGCGGCGTGATGGCGACCCGGCGCGTCTTCGACCTCACTACCAACCTGCCGAAGCTGACGGCGGCCATGCAGCGCGCGCCGCAGCGCATGCTGACCAACGTGGACAACGCCCTGGGCCGAGGCGCGATCGAGCTGAGCCGCGCCGAGCGCGAGGCGGCGCCGAAGTTCCGCAGCGAGCTGGCCAACAGCATCCTCTACCAGCGCGTGGGCCTGCTGGAGCACCTGGTCGCCGCCCGCGGAAAGAGCTATGGCCCCTACGTGGAAGACGGTACCGGCCCGGGCGGCCGGCCGCCGCTGGCCGAGATGGAAGCCTGGATCCGGCTGAAGGGTATCCAGCCCCGCACGCCCGGCATGAGCCAGCGCAGCCTGGCCGCGCTGATGCGGCGGAGCATCGCCCGGCGCGGCATCAAGTCCAACCCGTTCTTCTCGCGCACGCTGGAGGCCATGCTGCCGCGCTTCGACGAGCTGCTGCAGAAGGCGGCCGATGACGGCCTGCAGGCCATCGCAAAGGACGCCGGCGCATGAGCGCGAAGGCCGAACGCATCGCCTACCTCGCCGCGCAACTGGCCGCGCAGTTCCCGGCACGCGGCGTCACGCGCAGTTTCCTGCCACACGCCCAGCGCAGCGACGACGAGCTGGCGCCCGGACTGTTCACTGTGCTGTCCAACGGCGTGGCCAGTTACCCCTACGAGCACAGCGACTACGGCCCGGGCCTGGATGCGCCGGCGCAGACCGAGCTGGGCGAGTTGGAGCTGGTGATCACCGCCCAGATCAAGCTGCCAGAGGGCAGTACCGGCGAGGCCGTGGAGACGGCCGAACTGGACATGCTGGCCGACCTGGAAGCCTTTGCCAACGCCGCGATCGGCGACGAGCTGCTGGTGACACTGCGCCTGCTGCGCGCCCGCCAGAGCCTGCAACTGGATGTGCCCTACGGCTGGGTGCACACCGAATGGCACCTGCCGCTACTGGAGCCCTAGACCATGGCCAAGACCACGCCATCGCCCCTCGACGCACCGGCTGCGCCGGCGCCGGCCACCATCGACCAGCAACTGGCCGCGCTGGACGACCTGGACAGCGCCGCCACGGCCTCGGCCCCGGCGCTCGAACCCGCCGCAGCGCCTCCAGCGCCGGCTCCAGCGCCCACCGTCCACACCCGCGACCGCGATCCCGCGCAGCGCGCGGCGTGGAAGCGCGAGCGCGCCATCGCCCTCGGCATCCTCAAGCCCTGATCGCCCCGGAGAACCCCCATGAAGATCTTCACACGCAAGAAAACCATCCTGGCCGCGATCGAGGCTACCTACGGCGTTGATGCGGTACCCACCGGCGCACTGAACGCCATCCAGACCAGCCAGTTCAGCATGCAGCCCCTGCAGGGCGACGCGCTGAAGCCGAACCTGGACAAGGCCACTTTCGGCGCGGATCTCAGCGACCTGGTGGGCAAGAACGTGGTGCTCACCTTCAACGTGCCGCTGGCCGGCAGCGGCGTGGCTGGTACCGCGCCGGCCTGGGGCCCGTTGCTGAAAGCCTGCGGCCACAGCGAGACGCTGCAGGCCGCCGACCCCGGCAACAACGTCGAGGCTGCGGCCATCTACACGCCGATCGACGAGAACGTGGACAGCGCCACCTTCTATTTCCGCCAGGACCGTACCTTGCACAAGGTGACCGGCGTGCGCGGTGCCGTGCAACTGCAGACGCAGAAGCGCGATTACGCCTGGCTGCAGTTCACCTTCACCGGACTGTTCAATCCGCCGGTGGACAGCGCCGCCGACCTGGGCGCGGTATACACCGCATGGAAGAAGCCGGTGCCGTTCCGCGCGGCCACGGTGGACTGCACCCTGTTCGGCCAGTTGGTCGGCCTGCACACGCTGAAGCTGAACTTCGGCCAGCAGGTGCAGTTCTACGAGCATAGCGAGGAAGAGTCGGTGCAGATCACCGACCGGCAGGCCGACTTCGACGCCACGTTCGAAGAGACCGACCTGGCCACGCACGACTACTTCGCCGACATCAACAACGGCACCAGTGGCGAGCTGGTCTACACGCATGGCATCACCGCCGGCAACATCGTGGAGATCAAGGGCACCAACAGCCAGGGCCTGACGGTGGCGCGCAGCGACCAGAATGGCGTGAGCGCGCTGCAGGTGACCGGCCCGCTGGCCGCCGTGGCGCCCGACCCCGACTACACCATCACCGCGAAGTGACCGCCGGCGCCGGCCGCGCGCCGGCGCCTTTCACCTATCCTGCAGGAAACCCGCCAACATGATCGAGATCGACCTCAACAGCGACACCTTCACCCGCACCGTGAAGGTGCGCTTCGCGCAGCCCTCCGGTAGCTTCCGCGAGGGGGATTTCAAGGCCACCTTCAAGCGTATCGATAAGGCTCGGCTGAACGCCTTCTTGGACCCGGAAGCTGGCTACAGCCCCGACGAAGTGCTGGATGAAGTGCTGCTGGGCGTCAGCGGCATCGGCAAGTCCAAAACGGAAGAGCTGCCGCCCGACGAGGCCCTGGCCTGGGTGCGCAACTCCGTCGAGTGCTGCAACGCGGCGTTCCGCGATTTTTTCGCGGCTATGCAACAGGAGCCTGGCGCCGAGAAAACCTCCGCGAAGCGGCGCTGACCTGGCTGGAGATGTATCGCGCCGATGGCGCGAGCAGCCACGACGAGGAAGTGGACGACATGGCCGCCGATCTGGCGGCCATGGGCGTAGCCGGCCTGGACGCCTGGCGAGACGCCAGCCTGACCGGCAATGACGACACCGACACCTGCCATGTGTGGCCGGAGAACGCCGACGCCGTGAACGTGTTCATCCGCTGCACCTGGCAGCGCACTGCCGTCAGCGATGGACAGCGCCTGCACCTGGTACCCACCGGCATCGCCGCGGGGGAAATTCGCCACGTGGCCGAGCTGCTGCGCGTGCCGCGCGCGGGCTGGCCGCAACTGCTGGACGATGTGCGGCTGATGGCGAAGGAGGTGCTGCCGGCGCTGCAGGCGATGTAGGATCGGACCCGTTCACATACGGAACAGGGGACAATCATGCGTAATCCGTGGCCTTCAGCTGTCGCCAGCCTACTCGTGGCTGGCATTCTTTCGGGCTGCGTCGTGCGGCCCAACATTGTGCCGCCGACGGCAATGCCAGCGCCGGCACCGACTCATGAAGTGGACAAGAGCTATAAGCTTGGCGTGCCTCAGTCCGCAGTAGTCGGAAACCCCATGATTAGGGTGAAGGATTATTGGGTGACGCGGCGAGATACTGGCGTTTATACGTTGCCTATTGCGGTGAAATTTGGACACCATCCATTCGGCAAGGACGAGTTTTTCCCTTCCGGTACTCCGGTGCGCCTGGCTGGATATGTTAACGAAAATGGAGTTAATTACCGGGTAGTGGTGTTCCCGGGGCAGGATGCCAGGTTCTTCCCTTTGCTAGTTGATTCGAGCGGAAAGTACGCTGGAATAGCCTTGAACATGATGGCAGGCGGAGCGCCATTCCATCCAGGTGGCGGAAAAATACTCACCGTGGAATATAGTGGGGAATTGAATTTTCCAGATTCCACGATTGAGTCTGTTTCAAGTGATGGTGGATATATTAATTATGAATTAATATACGCAGGATCAAGTGGAGACAGCATTAATTTGATATATAGAGAATATACGGCGGATAATCTTGCGAGGGCCGCGTTTAATCAAAATCTTACTTATGATAAGAGTTCTTCATCTATCCGTTTCAAGAATCTACATATAAGCATTCTTGAGGCGAATAATGAGGAAATTAAATTTGTTGTTGATAGTGATCAATAACGATGCGCCTTTCCACCCTCTTGCGTGGCGCAGCATAAAAGCGCAGTTGACGACGACGGACCAGCGGCAGTAGGCTCGCCACCAAGGTGCTCAACACACCGACTCTGAGCGTCATCCGCGGGCGACATGTCGCGGTTTTTTTGTGACCATGGTTTTCCATGGTCGGGTAGCGCGCAGTCATACAAGACCCCGCAAGGGGGAAAACTGCGGGCCGTCTCAGAGCGGTGTTGAAGTACCCGGCCGCCCCCTCAACAGGGGCTATTTCAACGTACTCTGAGGACATACCCATGGCCCAAGCCACCAGCACGCCCGTCGCCGTCATCCCTGACGAACCCCTCGAAAGCCTCGGCGCCAGCCTGCGCTGCATGGACGCCGAATCCATGCAGTTGGAGACCATCATGGAGTTCCTGCAGGACCAATGCGGGGACAACGTGACCGCCATCACTTTCATGCTGCAGCCCCACCTGACCCAGTTGCGGGGCGAGGTGGAGGCCATGCTGGTGCACCTGGACGAGATGAAGAAGCGCAGCGCTTCCCATTGAAAACCGTGCAGCCGCGGCACACGGTCGGGCCGTCCGCCCTGACCGTGTGCCGCCGCGATGCCCAACAAGAACCGTCTGGAGCTTTCCGTGGTCCTGACCGGCGACGGTTCGGGGCTGACCGGTACCGTGCATGTGGCCGAGGCCGACCTGCAGAGCCTGGGGCGGCAGTTCGACCAGGTAGGTGCCAAGGCGCGAGGCGCAGGGGAGCAGGCTTCCGCGGGATTGGCCAAGGCGCGTGATGGCGCAGACTCGGCCGCCGGCATGTTGCAGCGCATGCGGCAGGAACTAGCCGGCATTGTGAGCGCTGCTGCCCTGGTAGAGGTTGGCCGTGGGCTGGCCCGCATGGCCGACGAATACGCCAACATCGGGGCTCGCTTGCGGCTGGCGTCCGATGGCACCGCCAGCTTTGCCGACGCCCAGCGCCAAGCGCTGGCGGTAGCGCAGCGGACAGGGGCCGCGCTGTCATCCACCGCCGACCTCATCGGCAAGCTGTCTACCAGCTTCCGCTCGCTGGGCGGTGACGCCAATACCAGCTTCAAGGCAGCGGTGCAGCTTAGCCAGACCATCAACCAGGCCGTGGCGCTCTCCGGCGCCAGTGCCGCATCAGCGGATGCAGCCATCGTGCAGTTGGGCCAAGGCTTGGCCAGTGGCACGTTGCGCGGCGACGAGCTGAATAGCGTGATGGAGCAGACGCCGCGCCTGGCGCGTGCCATTGCAGAGGGCATGGGCGTCACGGTGGGCCAGTTGCGCAATCTGGGGCAACAGGGGCAGATCACCGCCAAGCAAATCGTGGACGCGCTGAGCACGCAGGCCAGCAAGCTGGCTGGTGAGTACCAGCAGTTGCCCTTGACCATCGGCCGATCGTGGACGCAATTGCAGAATGCGGTGCTCAGTTACGTGGGCACGGCCGATCAGGCGAGTGGCGTCTCGCGCACCCTGGCGCAGGGCATCAGCACTGTGGCGCAGCATATCGATGATATCGGGCGTGCCGTGGTGACGCTGGGCGAAGTGGTAGCCACCGTCTATGCGGCAAAAATGATCCGGTCTGGGTCGGAATGGATTGTAAGCCTGGCGGCGCAGTCAGCGTCCGTCGCGGCCAATGGCGTGGCGGTGGAGGGATGGGGAGCAAAGACGGCAGCCAGCTTCAGCAATGCGATGAAGAATATCGGAGCGCTGGGTATCGCCTTCAATGTAGTCGGCTCCGCCATTGCTGGCTGGCAGGTCGGGAGCTACCTCCGCGACCAGTTTCTCCAAGCGCGCCTGGCAGGGGTGGCACTGGTCGATGGGTTGTTGTCGGGCTGGGAGAACATCAAGTACGGCGCGCAGGTAGCGTGGACCGCGATCAGCTTCGGCTTCTCCAAAGCCATCGAATCCATGCGCGCCACAGTGGCCTCGTTCTTCAGCGACATGGCGAGCCGGGCGGCCAAGGTTCCTGACTGGCTGGGGGGTGGAAAGCTCGCCTCGGCTTACCAGGGACTTGCCGATGCCGTGCGCCCCGTGACCGATGCCACGGCGGACTATACGGCCAAGCTCCAGGCGCTTGACGTCCAGCACGCGGCGGATCTGAAGCAGATTCACAGCGCCACGGATAGCATGGCGGATTACGAGATCAGCCAGCAGGCCGCGGCAAATGCGGCCAAGCAGCACTCCAGTGCGGTGAAGGATCAGGGCGATGTCCTACAGAAGCTGATGCAGCAGCTTCATGGCGGCACGGCATCCCTAAAGGCTCAGGCTGCTGCGGCCAAAGCCGCCGCGGCGGCAACCCGGGACTTGGCAAAACTGGCGGACATGGCCGATGAGGCGGCCGGCCGCTTCAGCGGTCCCCTGGACAAAGCATGGGCGGACAGCGCAAAGCGCATCCGCGACATTGCCACATTGGTCGCCGATCTGACGAAGCAACTGGAGCGCTCCGGTGTACCCGCCGTGCAGGCCGAGGCCCGGGCGCACCAGGTACTGGAAACCAATCTGGCTGCCGAAACGCAGGCGCGAAACCGAGCGCTGGCCGCCGCCCGCGACCAGATAGACGTGGCCGGCAAGATGGTGCGGCAGATCCAGCAGGAGGCCGAGCTTTCGACCCTCAGCGCTCGTGACCAGGCGATCGCCCGCGCCGGCATGCAGGCGGAGCAGCAACTGCGCCAGGGCAACTTGAACCTGACGCAGGACCAGATTGCCGCCCAGCGTGAGCAAGTGGAGTCGGCGGCCGCGGCCGCCTACGACATGGAGCAGTACGCCCAGCGCCAAAACCAGATCGCCCAGGAGTTCGCCGGCTTCTGGGAGAACGCCGCCAGTTCCATCAGCAAGGAATTCGGCGACCTGTTCACGGGCCAGATCCACGACCTGAGGGACTTCACCAGCGAAGGCAAGTCGATCCTGCAGCAGTGGGTGAGCGACATCATTGCCCAGTTCCTGCGCCTGCGGGTGCTGGGGCCGATCCTGGGCGGCGCGATGAATACCGTAGCCGGTTGGTTGGGCATCACCGGCGACCTGAGTGGCAGCAGCCTCAGCCTCAACAGCGGCTACTACGGCAGCGGCAGCACCGTGGGCACCACCGCCGGCTCGCTCGGCGGCGCGGGCGGCTACGCTAGCTACGTGCAAAACGGCCTGCAGGCGTATCGCCTGTACAACTGGGCCAGCGGCCTCCTCGGCGGCTCTGCGGCGGCGAGCCCAGCCTATGCCGGCAGCGCCAGCGTGATCGACGCGGCGGGCAACATCGGTGGCAACTTCGGTGCGGCCGCCGGCGGTATGTATGCGCCCGGCTACGCGCCGGTGGGTGGCGCGATCTACAACGTGGGCACGCCGGCCTACACGCCTTGGGGCGGCAGCTTCTCGATCGGCGGGTACAGCGCGCCATACGCCAGCGCCGCCGGCGGCGCGCTGGGCGCGTACTACGGCCTGCATCAGGGCGGCGGCGGGTTCAGCACCGGCGTCAGCACCGTGGGTTACGGCGCGCTGGGCGCCGGCATCGCCGGCACGGCGGCGGGCGTCGCCGGCGGCGCCTCGCTGGGCACCGCGGCGACGGGCGCGTTCGGCGCGGCCGCGGCGAGCACGAGCTGGATTCCCATCGTGGGCTGGATCATGGCCGGCCTGGCCGCGCTCGATCACTTCTCCGGCGGCAAGGTGTTCGGCACCGACTGGCGTCCCGCGCAGAGCAACGTGACGCTGGGCGTGGGCCCCGATGGCAGCTCTGCCAGCGCCAACGAGCTGCTGTGGAAGTACAAGGGCCAGACGGGCCTCAGCCTGGGCGGCTTCCTGACGGGCGGCCTGTCGCAGCTCTCCTGGTGGGGCGACAAGAAGACGAAGACCGAGCAGCTCGACGTGACGCCGGAAATGCTGCAGGCCGCGCAGCAGCTCTACGACTCGATGGAGAAGGTGCTGGTGTCCGGCGCGCAGAAGCTGGGCACCACCGTGCCGGACATGATCACGGCCTCGCTGACGGCGCAGACGACGTACAACAAGAAGGGCAAGGCGCAGGGCACCGAGTACCTGGTGCAGTACTTGGGCCAGACCTGGAAGGAAGCCACGGCCGAGGCCGCCTCGGAGCGCCTCGGCGCCGACGTGCTGCTCTCCGTCGTCGCCGCTTCCGCCGGCGACGTGGCGAACCAGATCGCGAAGCAGTGGCAGGACAGCGCCGACACGCTCGCCGACGGCGTGCAGACGCTGCTCGAGGCGCAGCAGGACATCGTGCGCGGCAACAGCCTGGTGGCGCTCGGCTCCAGCGCGACGCTGAAGGAGGTGATCGCGTTCACCCAGAGCCTGCAGCAGGACGGCGAGAAGCTGGCCGACACGTACACGCGCCTGCAGCAGGCGAGCGCGGCCTACGAGCAGTTCGTAGGCCAGTTCCAGCCCACCAGCACCGACTTCGGCGCCAGCTTGGAAGCGATCGCGAAGCAGATGCAGGCGAACATCGACCAGGCGAACCAGCTCGCCCAGGCGGCGGGCATGCAGGCCGCGGCCGAGAGCGACCTGGCCAACATCCACGAGCAGGCCGCCGAGCAGGCGGCCACGGCGATCGCCCAGCTCAACAGCGCCGCGCAGGATCTCGCCGCGAAGCTGTACAACGTGAGCAACACCACGCTCTCCGCGGTCTCCGCCCAGCTCGACAAGCTGCAGGGCAAGACCCAGAGCGCGCTGCAACTCGCCATCGGCGACAGCAGCCCGTATAGCGACAAGCAAAAGCTCGACCTGGCCCTACAGGGGCTGCGCAGTGGCCTCACCAGCGCCGACGACGTGCTTGCGCTGGGCCGCAAGCTCTACGCCAGCAGCGCCGACTACACGGGCCTGTACAACAAGGTGCAGGACATCCTCGGCCTGCCGGGCGCGAGCGGCCAGCAGAGCCTGCAAGATGCGCTAAGCCAGTACACCAGCCTCTACGGCCAGCAGCAGCAACTGCAGGCACAGGCCGACGCCAGCCAGCGCTTCACGGACGCGAAGACCCTGGCGCAGTACGTCGCGGACATCAGCACCACCCACGGCATCGGCTACAACGAGGCCGCGCAGGGCCTGGGCTTCAACCTCAACGACCTGGCCAAGGATCTCGGCGTCCAGAACATCACCGGCTACCTGGACAGCCTGAAGCTGCAGGACATCCCCGGCACGACGATGGAAGCCAGCGCCAGCATCGTGGACGCCATCCAGAAGCTGGGCCGCGACCTGATCCAGACGCTGACCAGCGCGCCGATCACCAGTGCCACCGGCGTCACCGGCAGCACCGCGACGGCCACGGCCGAGCAGACCGCACTGCTGAAGTCGATCGACCAGCGCCTGGCCGCGATCGAGGGCAGCACCAGCGACACCGCGGCAACGAACAAGACGATGGCCAAGGACAGCGCGAGCCAGAAGCTCAACCAACTGGCCCTGACCGGCCGCGGGATCATCGCGTGAGCCGCCGCATCGTGCTTGTCGATATCGGCAGCGGCCTGACGCTGAGCGGCGTGCTGCCCAGCGTGGCGCTGCACGGCAGCTACAACGCGAAGCTAATCGCGCGTGGGGGCCTGGCGCCATACACGTTCACTACTGCCAGCGTACTGCCGGAGGGTCTGTCGCTGGATCGCGCCACAGGCATCTTCTCTGCCACGGACGTCGCGACGCCGGGCACGTTTGCCATTGTGGTGACCGTTACCGATATCAGCGGAGCCACGGTAACGCGGGCGTTCGTGCTGCAAGTGATTCCGCAGCCGCTCACTATCGCGGGCGATGCTCCAAATGGTGCTACGGGGACAGCGTATGCGTATACCTACGCTGTGACCGGCGGGACGCCGCCGTATGCCTGGTCAATTGTCGCCGGGGCGTTGCCCAACGGCGTCGCCATAGACAGTGGCGTGGGCGAAATTTCGGGGATGCCGCAAGCGGGTAACTACGCGTGGACCGTGCGCTGCACGGATTCGGCCGGCATCACGGCAGAGTTGTCGGACGCCTGCGAGATCATCGCCGTGAACCCGCTTGTGTGGGCGCAGACTGGGACGAAAACGAAATCGTCGACAGTCTCGTACACGTCCATTTATGGCTCGACGCGCAAGTCATCGGGGAAATGGCAATACGAGATTATAGTGTCCACACCGAGCCCGAACGATTTCGTCGGAGGCATCGATGAGACTTCTGGTGCTAGCGCCAACCCCCTAGGCGCGGGCCCAACGAGCGCATTTTCACTTCGCAACAGTGGTCAACGACTAGCCTCATTCCCTAGCGGGAAGACGAACAATATCGGCTCCGTTCATTGGGTCTCGAATGACGTCATCACGGTCACGCTCGATCTCGACTCGACGCCGCCGACCGCGGCCATCTATGTGAACGGCGTGAAAGCGTTCGATGTGACCGGTATGCCGACAGGCCGGTCATGGACTGCCGCGTGGTCCTCCTATTCAGGCGGATCAGCCGTTACCCTCGCCAGCGCCATTCAGTACCCGGTGGCGGGCTATTCGGATTGGGTGTAGGTATGAATTACGCCACCTTTGATCCGACCGAACTCGGCGCCATGCTGGAATTGGAACAATCCGGCACCGTCCTCGCCGTCATCGACACCGCCGACATCAATCGCACGGCACTGGCCATCCAGCCGCAGGCCACCGGCCGCTGGTATGCCGAATTACTGGTTTACGGCACCGGTGACCTGCTCGCCAGCCTTGGTATCGCGCAGGACGCCGCCTCGCTGGCCACCTACGTCGGCGGCGATGCCAACGGCTACGGCTACCGCATGGCCGATGGCGAGATCCACAACGCCGGCGCCAGCGTAGCTGGCGTCACCGCTGGCGCGAAGGGCGACATCATCGGCCTCCTGCTCGACCTGACTACGTCGGTACCCACCGTGGGCTGGTATCGCAATGGCCAGTCGCTGAAGACGCTACCGCTCGACAGCACCGGCCCGTGGATGCTCGCCGCCAGCCTGGGCGGCAGCGAAGCCTACGGCTTGCGCTGCTTCCTCAATGCCGGCCAGCGCGCGTTCGAGTTCGCGCCGGACGGCGTGCAGGGCTGGTTCGAGCCGCCGCCGTCGCTGCGCGGCCTGAAGCTGGCCAGCGAGGACTGGCTCAGCGACCCTGCCGACGAAGTGCCGAACGCGCGCTACGACGGCTTGCTGAACGGCCAGGACAACGAGCTGCGCGCCGTGCGCAGCCTGGACTTCTGGCCGTGGCAGCGCGGCGTGAAGTCGGGCGCGATGGTGCTCTCCGCGCTCGATGCGGAGGGCACGTTCGCCGAGCTGCTCAGCAGCGATGCCCGCGACATGCCGGTGCGCATCGGCCAGATCACGCGCGGGCAGACCTACGCGGACCGCGTGAACCTGTTCTCTGCCGTGATCGACAACGTGACGGCGGTGGACGACCTGCAGGTGAAGCTGACATGCCGCGACCTGCTGGCGCTGCTTGCGGTACCGCTGCAGCGCCGGCTGATCCGGCCGGATGCCGACCCGAGCAGCGCGAACCAGCCGTGGCCGATCCTGTTGGGCGCGTGTCGCAACGTGCCGTGCGTATTGCTGGACGCCACGACCTACACCTACGCCGTGGCCGATGCGCCGCTGCTGGGCGTCGGCTTCGGACGCGACAGCGGCTACCCCTACGACCCCGCGGCCGCGCCGCCGGACTTCACGCTGTCGTCGAGCAAGACCAACATCGTGCTGCACGCCCAGCCGCAGGGCGTGGTGACGATCGATGCGAGCAGCGTGGGCGGCCAGCAACTGCCCACGCCGGGCGATGACATCCTCGGCGGCGCCGGCGCGCCGTTCACCGGCGACGACGGCGCCGCGCCCACGGGCTGGGATGACGTCGGCGGCGACGTGCCGCAGGCCACGCCCGTGATGAACAGCGGCGTGCTGGAGTTTCCCCTGGTGCAGGTGGCGCCGACGATCTACGCCAAGGTGCCGGTCTACACCAGCGGCGCGGTGGGCAGCATCGCGCTGGAGCTGGACTGGATCGACGACGCCGGCAACGTCGTCGGCTCGATGACCTCGGTGAGCGTGACGGGCACCCATGCCTGGGACGACATCGACCTGATCGACACGGCGCCGGCGACCGCGGTTACCGGGCGGCTGCGCACGCCGACGAACAACCACACCGCCGGCGTGATCCGTGTGGGCGCTATCCAGGCATACTATGTGCGCTACGGCGACCACGACGCGATCGACCTGCAGAACCCGTCGTTCGAGGACAATATGAACGGCTGGTCATCGACGTCGCCGAACTGGCAGATCGTCGAGGACAAGGCGTGGAGCGGCAGCAAGTCGATCAAGTACAACGGCGGCGCCGGTAGCCGCTGCACGAACGCCGGTGTGGCGCCGGTGACGGCGGGCCAGCGCATCAGCGCGAGCTGCCGCATCAGCCTGGATAAGCCGGGCGGCACCAACCCCTACGGTGCACTGCGCATCACGTGGCTCGACGCCGGCAACCACGAAATCGGCTCCAGCCGCAGCGGTTCGATCACACATGGTGACCAGGGCAACTTCGATCTGTGCTCCGTGAGCGGTTCCGCGCCGGCCGATGGCTACGCCGTGATCGAGCTCGAGGCCGGCAACGGCAACGGCGGCGCGGCCGGCGCACTGTTCGATGCCGTGCAGTGGGATTTCGTCTTGGAGCCGGCCGGCGGCGTGCGCACGCAGATCGACCTGGGCGACCTGACGCAGGCCGACCGCTGGCAGCTTGGCCAGAACTGGACGCTGCAGCCGGCCGGCGCGAACGGCCCGGACGGCGCGGCCTATGCGGAGCACGCTCCCGGGCCGCCCGGCGCCAGCACCGCGCTGGTGGCCGTGCGCGCGGCAAACGTCCGGCAGGCCGTGAGCTACCTCGGCTGGGCCGGCATCTCCACGGCGAAGATCGGCGCGGGCAAGAGCTACAAGGTGCAGATCACCATCCCTTCGCTGCCGGCGGACGGGATGACGTACATCGCGCTGGCCACCGGCACCACGATCGACAGCGCGCTGGCGAGCTGGAACAAGGCCGGCACCTACGAGGTGACGATCACGAACACGGATGGCGTGGACCACAGCCTGTACCTGCTGTCGATCCCGTTGAGCGCCGGGGGCAGCATCGTGCCGGTACCGCCGCAGGTCAGCGACATCCAGGTGATGACCTACGACGACACCTACACGCCCGACCCGCGCGACACGACGCCGGCGACACTGCAGGCGATCAAGCTGTCCGACTACCTGCACGAGGTGCTCGACGTGCGCGGCGCCCAGGCCGGCGTGCAGTGGTCGCTGGAAGACGCCCAGGCGATCGACACCGCGACCGGCTACGCCGGCCTCGGCGTCTACCTGGACGGCGGCGAGACCATCGCCCAGGCGCTGGACATGGCGCTGGCCAGCTACACGGCCTGCAAATGGGCGGACGGCACGGGCAAGCTGCGGTTCACGCAGTTGATCGACCCGGCGAGCGTCGCCGCCGGCGATCGCGCCGGCACGATCGACCTCAACGCGATGGGCGGCGACCTGGTGCCGGCGCTAGATACCGCGCCGGGCCTGACGACGCAGATGGGCGTGCGGCGCAACTGGGCCAGCTTCAGCGATGGCGACCTGGTCGAAGCCAGCGAGAACTTCCCGCTGGCCGTGCGGCAATCGATGCTGCGCGACTACCAGCAGGTGGCAAGCACGGCCACGCCGCTGGCCGGCGCGTATCGCCATGCGCTCTACGCGGCGCCGGTGGCCAGTTGCTTCGACCAGCAGGCCGACGGACAGGCCGAGATCGACCGTGTGGCCGCGCTCTACAGTGTGCCGCGCTGGTTCTACGCCGTGCCGGTGGAGCTCGAGGCGCTGCCTGGCATCGACCTCGGCCAGGTCTGGACGCTGGTCTACCCGAAGTACGGCCTGGCCGCCGGCAAGCCGGTGCTGGTGATCGACTTCGAGCCGGACCTGCTGGCCAACACCGCGAACATCATCCTGTGGGGCTGACGCCATGCTGATCTCGTACAACCGACCCGCGGACATCGCCTGGAGCCTGATCGGCGACGGCTCTGCGTGGCTCAGCGACGACGCCGGCGCCGCGCTGACCAACGGCCGCCCGGCAGCGGCTTCGCGCCTGCAATGGCTCAGTGGCGACCAGACAACGGGCAGCGTGTTGATCCTGCGCGGCACCTGGGGCACCGCGTTCGCGCCGCGCCTGGTCGGCCTGGTCGGCCTGACCCTGCCGGTCGGCACGCTGATCAGCCTTGCGTTCCGGCGCCCCGACGACGACGGCTACACGTACCTGGCCGATGAGCCCCAGCAGCGCGTGGTGCAGCTACCGGACGGCTCCCGGTGCGCCTGGTTCGTGCTGGACGACGGTCTGGATGCGGTGATCGGGCTGGAGTTCCACATCGCCAACGACGTGAACGGCGCGGCTTCGATCGCCGCCGGTGCGGCCGTGGATATCGGCGAGGCGTGGGTGGGGCCGACGGTGCTGGTGCCGCACGAGAAGGGCTGGCGCGACAGCAGCACGGATCCCAGTGTCACGCGGCGCAGCCTGGGGAGCCAGATTTTTACCAGCGCACGGCCGGCGTATCGAGCGCTGAAGGCCACGCTGGCATTCGCCAGCCTGGCGCAGGTGCGCGGCGGGGCGTTGGCGAACGGCATGGATTGGCAGTTGTTGCGAGGCGCATTGGCCGGCAATGCGCAGGTGGCAGGAGTGATGCGCTACGACTCGCCAGCGGAGATCCAGCGCACGGCGATTTTCGGCGCTGGGACCATGGACGACATCAGCCAGTTGACCGGTCCCTATTACAGCAGTGCCATCACGCTGGCCGAGGCGCCCGCTGTGCCGGCGTAGCGCGCGTCTTCCCCTTGATCCCCTCGCGGCGCCTGCACACGGTGCAGGCATGGCCATTGCGAAGAAGTGGACGTCATGACCGAGCCGCAGCAACACCGCCTGCGTGATTCCCTGCGCGTCGTCGCTGAGCTTCTAGCCGTAGGCGCCATCGGCTGGCTTGCCGCCACAGTGACGAGCCAGACCACGGCCATCGCGGTGTTGACGAACAACGTTCAGCAGCTCCATGACTCCCTGCAGGGCATTCCGGGCATGAGCGAGCAGATCACGACGCTGCGCGTGCAGGGCGCTGAACACGACCGGCGCATCACCGCGCTGGAAAATGAAGTACGGACCCGAGGGTGGACGCGATGAAGTGGATCGATAATGCGCGGCTCTGGCATCGGCTCTGGTCCATGCGGCTGATGATCGCCACGACGACCTACAGCGCCGCCGCGGGCGCCTGGGCGGTCCTGCCGCCCGACTGGAAGCCGGACCTCAGTGAAACGGCGAAAGCGATCCTCGCCGGCATCGGCGTGCTGCTGCCGGCCGCCGGCGCAGTAGCGGTGCTGGTGAAGCAGGAATCGCTGGCCGCTGCCAAGCGGCCCGATGCCGCGCCTACGGACGTGCCGCCCCATGACTGACCTGTCGCCGCTAATGGCCCGGCTTAGGAGCGAGGAGAGCTTGCGCCTGCAGGCGTACGACGATGCCACAGGCAAAATGATCCGGCCCGGCTCGCGCGTCATGGGCAACGTGACCATCGGTATAGGCATCAATCTCGGCCCAGGTGCCGGGATTACCGAGGCCGAGGCCGAATACCTGCTGCAGAACCGACTGCGTACTGCGGCAGCGGATGCCGCCACGCTCCCGGGTTTCAATGGCCTGGACGATGTGCGTCGCCTGGTGCTGATCGATATGGTGTTCAACATGGGCGCGCCGACCGTGCGGAAGTTCGCCGGCATGCTGGGCGCAATCCAGAACCACAACTACGCGGCCGCGGCCGCGGCGATGCTGGACAGCCTATGGGCTCGCCAAACGGGGGCGCGGGCACAGGCACTGGCCGAGATCATGCGCACGGGGGACTGGCAATGACCTGGCTGCTTACCCTCTGGTCGAAGACCAAGCTCTGGGCGCTCGCCCTTGCCGGCGTGCTGGCCGCCATCGGCTCCGCATGGCTCTACGGCCGTCACCGCGGCAAACAGGCCCAGCAGCAGGCCGACGCCGCTCGAGACGCGCAGGTGAACGCTCAGATAGCCCAGCAGGTCGCTCAGGCCCAGGAGGCCCGCAATGAAGTCGACGCTCAGGTTCAGGCACTTCCCGCCGCTCCGTCGCAACAAGTGGCGACGGCTGATCCCGGCACTGCTGCTGGCAAGCTGCGCGACGATGGGTGGATGCGCGACTAAGCCGATCGTTCGCACGGACTTTTGCACCGGCTGGCGCCCTATCTGCGCCAGTACACAGGACGTCCTGACTGATGGGACGGCAAAGCAGATATTGGCCCACGATGAGCACGGCGTAACGATGAAGTGCTGGGCCCGGACCGCGTGCAAACCGTCGACGCCAGGTAGTACCCGGCCGCTCCATTAGCGGCCTCTCCCGATCACATTGCGCTTTTGGATTGCGCCACCAAGGCGCCGGCGGCCACGACTGTGCTCACCGCCGGCGCCTTGCTGCCATGCGCCGCATCTACATGCCTGAGACCGCCGCGGCAATATCGCTCGCTGTTTCCCCCGCACCCCCAATCCAGAAAACCCGGCCGCGTGTCAGCAAATAGAGGGGCGGGGGCGGCGCGGTGAGTCGTGTGATAGCCTCGGTCTATTGATGCAACTGATTGATTCACTATCAATTTTCCTTACCGTGTCGCTGCCTGAAATTCCACGTTTTCAGGCCAAACTTCCACGTCATCGTTTATACATTACACGCCGCCTATATCTTTCTTTCTTTCATAAGTAATTGAAGAAGAAGGAAGAAACAGGCATGCAAGGGAATATGCGGTTCCACGGAATGGAACAACCGTTCGATCATGGGTTCCACGGTTTTTCCGGAACCTGAATGGGTTTCGTGGAATCCCATGGAACTGTAAGTCATTGACTAAATAGATATTGGGGCACACGGTCGGGCCAGTCCCACAAAAACCGGTGTGCGCTGCGTGTCCCCTACCCTCAATACCCCCGATTTCAATGGTCTGGTGAACGATTGGCTGATCTGGCTGCGCCAGAATCGCGGGCGATCGGTGGCCACGGTCGACGCCTATCAGAGTGCGCTGGCCAGGTTGTCGCAATGGTGTCGGGAGCCTCCGACTGAGGCACATCTACAGGCGTCTACGCGGGATCCGCTGAGCCTGGGTCTGGAAGACCTGGAACGCTTCACCGGCATGATCTGCCACCATCAAGGTCTGAGTGCCCGATCGCGGCGCGTGGTGGTCTCGGCAGTCCGCGGCTTCTACGCCTGGGCCGCGGCGAAGCAAAAGGTGACGCACAACCCAGCCGCGCAATTGCCCTATCCGCGGGCCGGCCGGCGGCTGCCTCGTATCCTGGCGCTGGACAACGCCGACAAGCTGCTGAGGCAGCCCGACCTGGGCACGTTTCGCGGCCTCCGCGACGCCGCAGTGATGGCGATGCTGATGGGCACAGGCCTGCGCATCTCCGGTTTGGTGCAGCTCAATGAGTCGGCGCTCATTTGGACGGAGTTCGAGGGCCGGGACGAACTGGTGCTACGAGTGACGGAGAAGGGGGAGAAGGAACGCATGCTCCCCGTGCCACGCGAGGCGGCACTATTACTGCGCGCATATCTCGGGCATCCCGATTTGGCCGAGATCGATCGCGCGCTCACCTCGGGCGATAGCGTGCTGTTCGTCTCGACACGCAACCACCTGGTGCCGCCCTGGGACTATCGCGGCGAGGCCCGGCGCCTGAGCGAGTACGGCGTGCGGGATCTGTTGCACCGTCACGGGCGTCGCGCCGGCATCCCTGACGATCAGCTCAACCCCCACGCTGTCCGTCATCTCTACGGCACGGAGTTGGCCGAGAGCGACGTGGACCTGCTGCAACGCCAGTCGCTGCTGGGGCACGCCTCGCCCGATAGCACGGCGATCTACACGCACCTGGCGATGCGAAAGATGCGCGAGACCGTGCGCAAGTCGAACCCCTTGGGCAAGTTGCGCACGCCGCTCCTCGATGACCTGCGGCGACTGGATGCCGCCGCGCAGCCTCGACGCGTTTCCAGCGTCTCCACTGGGCCTGATAAATCATGAAGCCCGTAGCCCCCACCACCCCGAAACCGATACAGGGCGGTGCCTGCGCGACCTGCCATAAATCGCCTAAAAAGCGGGCAAAGTCAGTTGCTCCAGATAACTGCGCATACTCAGATAAAGCGCAGTTGGGAGCCGCCGCCACCACGATCCAACAAGGGCTTACCGGTGCTACGAACGGAGAGAAGCGCAGTTTGGGAAGCGGAATCGATCACAGTGGCGAATGCGAGCAGGTCTCGATCACAGGGGGTGGGGGGTCGGCAAGGCCGCCCCGCCGCTTGGCGGCGGGGGGTGGGTACCTGGATATCTGCAATGGGGCATCGACGCCGTTGGGCGCGCCGCTGGCGCCGGCGCCGGACCCGCGTTTGGCCGAGCTTCGCCGCGCCGGCCTGCCGCAGCCTTGGCCACGTGTGGCCGCGTCGCTGGGCTACGACACGTTTATGGAGGTCTGGCAGGCGTTGGCCACCGTCGATGGCGCCGACAGCCGCCGTCGCGTAGTGCTGCCCAAGATCCAGCCCTATCTGCGGCACCAGCGGAATCTGCTGATCCGCTCCATGGGGAGCCAAGGCCTCAGCGCCGAAGAAATTCGGCGCCAGTTGCTCGAACGCGGCTGTGAAGCGCCGACCGTATCTCACATCAACAAACTGCTGGCCGAGGCCTAAATACCAGATGGCCGACATCACCGCGATCATCTATGCACGCGTCAGCGACAGGAAGCAGTCCGAGCAGGACGTCTCCGTGCCGACGCAGATCGAAATCGGGCAGCGCAAAGCTTCCGAGCTGGGTGCCCGCGTGTTGCGCGTCTTCGTCGACGATGGCAAGAGCGCATGGAAGGAGCAGAACAGGCGCCAGTTCGAGGCTGCCGTGGACATGGCCACTAGCATGGAGGCCACCTACTTCATCTGCTGGGACTCGGCACGATTTGCCCGCAACAAGTACGAGTCGATGATCAATAAGCGGCTGCTGGACGATGCCGGCGTGGAGCTGGTCTATATCTCCACACCCATCGACCGGAACACGGACATGGGCTGGGCCATGGACGGTGTCCTGGAAATCTTCAACGAGTTGACCAGTCGACGGATCAGCGCCGACACCCGGCGATCGATGATGCGCAATGCACGGCTGGGCTACTGGGTTGGGGGGCGCGCGCCGTTCGGCTACACCTCGGAGCCTGCGCCGGACAATCCTAAGAGGCGGAAGCTGGCCCAGAACCCGGAAGAGGCGCCGCTGGTGTTGGAAATCTTCAGGCTACGCGGCGAGCGTCTACTGGGTGCCTTCCAGATTGCGGCGGCGCTGAACGCCAGGAAGTCGCTGCGTCGCGGCATGCCCTGGACGAAGCAGACGGTGCTCAACCTGCTGCGCAATCAGGCCGCGATCGGCAACATGGTCTTCGGCCATCGCAGCCGTTACCTGAAGGGCGACAAGGACAACATGATCGTGGTCCCCAGCCACGAGGGCATCGTGCCTCTGGCGTTGTGGGAGGCCGTGCAGGAAACGATGGATGAGGCGGCGGACATCACCAAGGCCTCCGGCTCGCCCAAGTCCACCCACGCATTCACCGGCATCCTGCGCTGCAAATGCGGCTCCAGCATGCAGATCGAGACCAGCCGCAGCGGCAGCGGAAAGATCTATTTCTACTACCGCTGCAAGCGGAGCATGCAAAACCGCGAATGCGAACCGCGGCGCGTGCGGGCCGACCTACTGGACGATTGGCTGTCGGACTACATCCTGCAGAAGATCCTGAGCCGCTCAGCCATTGAGGAACTGGTGCGCCTGATGGAAGAGGAGGCGGGTAGTTGGGCCGTGGATCATCGCGTGCGCCGGAACCAGGTGCTGACCAGGATCAGCAAGCTGCAGGAATCGAACGAGCGGCTGTACTCCCTGTTGGAATTGCACGGGAAAGATGCACCGAACCTGGGCGACTTGACCCAGCGCCTACGCGGCAACAATGCAAAAGTGCGCCTGGCCGAGGCCGAGCTGGAGGCCATCGATGCGGAGCAGGCGCCTGTCTCGCTGGACCAGGGCGACGTAGATGACCTTGTCGAGTTCCTGCACGCCCAAATGAAAAGCGCGGACCACGCCAAGCGGGCCCGCGCCTTCTATAAGAACTTCATCTCCAGCGTCGTGCTGGATGGGGCTGAGTTGGTCATCAACTACAGCCCGTCAACCCTGTTGAGCCCGAAGGATGTGCAGAGTAGACAAACATGGCGCCC